CGAACGCAATGAAGATGAGCGGCGTTGCCATCGGAAGATCGTTAAGATCTCTTCACGGCTCGGAAGTTTCGAGATGGCCTGACGACGGCATGTTCGAGGCCGACATTAAGCCGTCAATGAATGCGCGAGACACGTTCGCTATTCTGGAGTCCACGGGATTTGGACGGCAAGGATTCTTCTACGAACACTGGCGCGGCTCGGTCGAGGGCGACACGGGATACCGCGCGGTCTTCATCCCCGTCTATCGGTCGAAGAAATACTACCTGCCCTTCAATCGCAGAAATCCGGTCAAGAACGAGGCGTTGAGCAACGCCTTCACCCTGCGGGACGACGAAGAAAAGTTCAACTCCCGCGTCGAGAAGGAAGAACATTTCAGCATCCCGAAAGAGTTCTGGAACTTCCACCGCATCGGTATGCTCGCCGCGAAGAGGGGACAAGCGAAAGCAGGGTTTATCGAGTCGTACCCGCTCACTCCGGCGCAAGCGTTCCAAGCATCCGGCATCTGCGCATTCGACCGTGAATCCCTCGAAGAACAGGAGATGAAGTACATTTGCAAACCGATCTTCGCGGGTGAGATTTCGCTGGCGTTCGACAATAAGACTCCGAACACTGACATGATCCGCGAGGTGATGGACGACGAGATTCTGCCGAAGCGCAAAGGGGATCGGCCATCGGCACGGCTTCACATCTGGGAGTTGCCAGAAGTCGGGGAGACGTACTACGTCGGTTCGGACTCAGCTCTCGGCGTTTACGGCGGCGACTACTCGGTAGCCTCTGTTTTCCGCTGCGGACAAGGCTCCGCTTCGGATACGCAGGTTGCCGAATGGTGGGGCCACTGCCCTCCAGAAGAGTTCGCGCGCATCAACTGCGCTCTCGGCTACTGGTACAACGGCGCGGAAGTTGCGACCGAGTATCAGGGTCCAGGCATCTCGACCGGTGACAAACTGGTGGAACTGGATTACCCGAACCTCTACCGTGAACGGATGAAGGACCGGCCCGGCGGCGCCTACAAACCATACTTCCACTTCGTCACGAACATCAAGACCCGCGACGCCATCATCTCGACAATGAACGAAGCCTTGCTGCACCACAACCGGAAGGGCGATCCCGGAGTAATTCTGCGCTCCGTCGAACTTCTGGACGAGATGATCGACTTCGGCTCGACCGGCGGCAGGATGGAGGGGCAAGGGAATCACGATGACAGCGTATTCGCGTTAATGATCGCGCTCTACTGCATGAGGGAGACGACAACTCACCTCAAAGGGACGGCGAACGACCGCTCTTCATCCGAGCATGTTGGCGACATCAAAGTCTACGGGGTCTACGACAACATCATGCGCCAGCGGGGGCAGTATCAGGATAGAATGGTTGCTCTGGGTGTCATCGAAGGCAAACCGGGCTGGACGGTGCAACCCATCCTGATCTGCAAGGCGAACACGATGTACTCTCCGACGTATGACGACCCAAACAGCGCGGAGTTCAAACTGCGACATGCGCATGGTTTATCATCGGATGAGATCGTGCCTGCACTGGTTTCGAGCTTCAAAGCGGCCTACGATCAAGCCGCGATTGGCGGCAATAGTTCCAACGATTCAGATTGGTAGACGAGGAGAACACGATGTCAGACCGAGCAATGATGTACTGCCCAACCTGCCGAAATCTGGCGAAACTCACCGGCAACGATTCATTGAACAGGATCGAACTGGTGCGCGACCCAGATGCTTTTCGCTGCCCTAATGGGCACCCTTTTACCAGCTACGCCGAACTCATGGCGATGGAGCCGGAACTCATCCGACTCATCCCCAAGGAGACTCCCGGCCCGAACGATACGAAGGTAGAGGTCTGGGTCAACAAGGATATCTGGACTCAGTTCTCGGCCAAGTATCCGGCGCAACTCAACGCCACGGTCGAGTCGATTCTGAGACTCTACCTGGTCGGCGAGCCGGTCATCATCGACGGAGGACAGGCGGCGCATCTGCGGAAGTTGGGTGTCAAGACGGGAGCGGAGATGGTCGCTGCGCTCGAAGTTGCGAAGACGCTCGAAGCGCAGTTGCAGACGGCGGAAGAGAAGATTTCTCTCATGCAGTCCCTCTTCCAAGGGGCAGGCGTTCAGGTTCCAGTCTAAATTCTCTCGCGCTAACCCCCCACTCCGCAGTCGTTTCGCGGTAGGATGAAATCGACTATGGCCGCTGCCGAACTACTCAACGAAACGCCGGAGCAACGCCTCGAACATAAGGTGCTGGAATGGACTGAATCAGTCTACGAAGAGGCGGAGCGCGAACTTTCGGACTCGAAGGAACTCAAACTTACCGGCAAACTGATCGACTACATCGAAGGCCGCCAGTGGAGTCCGCAGGCCCGGTTTGGCCGGTCGCGCCCGGTCGAGAACCGCTTCGTTCGCCAGTTCATCGAGATGGTGGGGCAGTTGACCGACATCCTGCCAGACTTCAAAGTCACGTTCCATGACCATCCCGAAGGCTTCTCGGAACTCGAAAGCCTACTGAACCAGTACATCAGCCTTTGGGCGGAGAACACCGACTTCGAGGGAGACCTCAGCCAGACCGTAATTTACGGGCTGTTGCACACCGGCTATGGGAAAGTCCAGTGGAACCCCGCGCTCGCCAACGGCTACGGCGACAATGAGTACATTCCGGTTTCGCCGATCAACCTGATGGAAGTTGGCACTGACAACAAACTCAAAGAGGCGGAGTGCGTTATCTACCGCGTCCCCGTCACCCTTCAGTACCTCAAGCGGAAGTACGGCGACATCGCGGATTTCATTAAGCCCGACACGAACATGCAGAACCAGCCGGCGCAGATGATGCGCCCGGCGAAGATGTCTGCATCGCAGTGGTCGAAGCTCCCAAAGTCCCTCCAGAACATGCTCGGACAGAAGAAAGACGGCATGATCGGCACGAAGTACCCCATCGCGCTAATGAAAGAGTTCTGGTTCAAGGATGACGCGGAAAACGAGTCAAGCACGAGCTTCCGCGTCGGGCCGGAGAATGCGAACTGGAGCTACATTGTCGAGCCGGGAATGCCGATCTATCCGCGTGGCCGTCTCGTCGTCTCGGCGGGGAGAAAGATTCTTGCGGACAGTTGCAACCCCTACTGGCACGCTGGTCATCCGTTTGCGAAGTATCGGCCATACCGGATGCCGTGGAGCCGTTTTGGGTTGTCAAGTTTGGAGCCTGGGGCTGCAATTCAGAACATCCTGAACCGCATCAACGGCGGCGTGATGGATACCGTCAATGCCGCGATCGAGCCGACGCTAATTGCGCCGAAGGCCGCATTCTCCGACCAGTCGTGGGATTCGATGGACCCCGGCGCGCCCGGCGGGAAACTGCGATACAACAACAACACGCCGAAAGTTCCTGAGTTCCGCAAGCCGCCTGAGCTTGCTTCGTACGTTCTAGCCGTCAAGCAGGGACTCGAAAAAGAGCAGGACATGTCCTCCGGCTCCGCGGCGATTCAGCAGTCGTTGCAGAAGAAGCAGGTGCCGAGCGGAGATTCGCTCGACATGATTCTCAACAGCAAGTCCGTCAACATTCGCTTGATGGGGAAGAACCTCAAAAGCTATCTCACGGAAGTTGGCGCGATGACCGCTGCCAACATCATGCAATTTAGCCCAGTGAAGCGCAGGGCGCAATTATTCGGCGGAACAGGGATTCTGGATTCGGATTTCACAAAGTCGTATGGCGAGATGAAACCGGCGGGAATGGAGCCGGAAGAGTTTGTTAGAAGCATGTGCTTCAGTATTCGTAAATTGAATATGGCGGCAGAGCGAGCGGAAGAGTTGTCGGTATACGCAGCATTACGGAAAGGCAAGGACATCTCCAGAAAACGGATACTCCTGAAGTACGACCCGAACTTCCCCGTCAAAGAGAACGACGAAGAGCTACTCGCAGAGGCTCTGCAACAGGCTGGAGTTCAAGGTTTGGTTGGGGCGGCATCAGGCAAGGGGCACCACGGGAAATAGATAGGCGTTCCTGTTCTGGGGCGTACTCCCCGTGGTACTTGCTTACAGCAGCCTCGCGAGCGCGAATAGGCGCATGTGATGACCGAAGAGAAAAATGTGCGGTTTTCCCTTTATCTCGCGCCGATAGTCGTGGGTTGAAATTGAGGTCTTCGCTCTGCAACCACAGTGGCACTCACCGAATGGAATCGTGCAGTTTGGGTCGCGGCAAATACAAAGTCCGGGCGGCAGTGTAAACTTCTTGTGGGGCATCTGATTCGCTCCTTTCAGCGATAAGGCTTTGCCGGTGTTACAAGCACCGATGCCCCAATTATACGCCCTCCACGCTTGCTAATGCTTGCAGATAAGCAAAACCACCCCTAAAAATAATTTCAGAAATCGTGTTTTTTCGATGAGTGAGGCATTGCGTTTGTTTTTCTTCTGTAGCAATGTAACAGGTGAGGCGAGTCATAAAGCCGCCTGAAAGTGGTGCAGGCCACTCTAAAAACCGTGATTCGATGGGGCAACCCAAAGGAGAAACAATGGCACGCAAAGTCGTCAAGCGCAGCAAGAAGGAACGTAAGGCGAAGCGGCACAGCGGGCGCGGCTAAGTTCGCGCTGCTCCTCAACCAATCCGGGGGCCGGAGTAATCCGGCTCCCACAACACCGAGAGGTAAATTCTCATGGCAACAAAATCCAAGCCTGGCCAGAGCTACACGGAAGAGTCCTTCGGCCATCACATTCCGCAGGTCGCGTTGTCGAAGGGCAGCATTGAAATCTTCGGCGACACCGTTCACGACGGCAAGCTCGGCGGCAAGCCCACGAGCGTCAACACCAAGACCGGCTACCCCGGCAACCAGAAGGCATAATGCCAGAGCCAGCCGCAGCCCCTCCGAATCCGTACTCGAACATGGCGTCTATGCCCGGCCCCATGCCTCCGCCCAAGAAAGACGCGGACGTTGAGGAGTTGATGAAAGGCTTCCATGGGATTTTCAAAGCCCTGAAGAAGATGGAAGCCATGAACCCGGCCCTGGCCGAGAAGCTCACCGTGGCGAAGAAGGCTATGAAGGATGCAGTCGCCAACGTGCTGAAGGGCGATCCTTCGACGCTGGATGACGACAAAGACGCAACACCTCCACCTGTTCCACCCCCTGCTGACGCATCATCGAACACCGCGACACCACCCCCTGACGTGGCGACGACGGGATCAAACACCGCAGCTTAACCAAGACGAGGAGAGTGAATTATGGCAGACCTATTGACCGATCTCGAAGGGTTCCTGGGCAAAGAAGCAGCCGACAAGCTGCGCGCCACACCCGATGCTGTGACGCGCCTTAGCCGCGCCAGCGAGATTCTGAGCTTCTACGACGGCGAGACCGAGACCCCTCCGGCTGCGCCGCGTGTGCGCGAGACGCCTCCCGTCGTTCGTCCGGCAACTGGGGCCGCAGATGAGACTTTGGCGCAGATCATGGCGCGGCTGGACGGGCTTGGAAACATCGACGAGAAGATCAAGACCGGCGTGGAGACGATGGTTCAGGCTCGCGGTAACGAACTCGTCAACAACGCCATCGCAATTTCGATGCGCAACAACCGCGAACTGACCCGGATTGATGCACGTCACCGCGCAGACTTCGGCGAGGACATGGACGACGCGAAGCTCGATGCGCACATCGCCGCAGCGCGCGACGTTGGTCGCCCATTCCGCACTATCACGGAAGCGTATGACGACATGACCCGCGAGGCCCGCTTCAAGAAAGAGTTGGATTCGGGAGTTGAAACCGGCGTCCGCGAGGCGTTGAAGACCCGCGCATCTGGCCAGGTCCCCGGCGTTACCCCGACGGCGGCAAGCCCGATGCTGACCATGCTGCACAAGAGGCCGAACGGGTCAACCGATTCAGGAACACATTTGGACAAGGCTGCGCGCGCTCTTGAGGAACGTCTCAATGCGCGCGGGGAGCAAGTAGCATAACGATTTTTCACGGAGGCAATTCCAGTGGCTCTTACATACAACGACATCAGCGCGATCACCACGAATTACATCATCCCGGAGATCGTGGACGAATACTACAAAGTCTCCCCGGTATTCACTCTGATCTTCAAGAGTGAGGGCCAGAAGTCGTTCCCTGGCGGTCTCCAGATCCAGCAGCCGATCCAGTACGCGCCGCTGAAGGCCGGAGCCTTTGCGCCGGGCGGCACGTTCGACATCAGCTACGTCCAGACGGACACAGCGATGACGTTCAACGTGAAGTTCTACTACGCCAACGTCACCATCCGCGCCACCGACCTCGCGTTGAACCGCGGCGCCGACGCCAAGATGTCCTACGTCGAAGAGAAGATGATTAACGGCTCGCAGGCGCTTGTGCAGGCTTTGGCGACCGACTTCTTCGCCGACGGCCAGGGCACAGTGTCCAGCCAGATCGCGCTCGACGGCATCCTCGCCGGGTACGACGACGGAAGCAACTATCCGTCGTACGGCGGAATCAGCCGTGCAGCCATCGGTTCCGGCGCGAACACCGGCATCAACGGCTACTACCAGAACGTCGGTGGCCCACTGTCGCTGACTGGACTCCAGAAGGCGTATGGACAGGCCACCTTCGGCAATCACCAGCCGAATCTGCTTGCGACCACGCAGAGCATCTACAATCAGGTTTTCAGCAAGCTGACCCCGATGCAGCGCGTCACCGATGCCACCCCGGACTTGGTGAGCTACGGCTACGAGGCCATCCGGTACAACAACCGGCGTCTCGTGGTTGACCAGTATTGCCCGGCAGGATACCTGTTCGGCATGAACACCGGCTTCCTCAAAGCATGGGTCTCCGACCACGAACTCTTCGGCTTTGGCTGGACCGGGTTCAAGGAGCTTCCGAACGCGCTCGACGCGGCCTCGCAGTGCATCTTCGGCGGAAACATCGTAGCGAGCGCGCCGCGGCTCGGATTTGTGCTTGCCGGAATAACTGGCTGATCGTAGTCGGCTGCTTGGCAAGGTTTTGATTTTCGTACCACAGGAGAAGCATCATGGCTTTCGGAATCGACTACCCGGACTTTGGCGCAACCAATCCGCTCACCGCTGGAACCACCGTTTACACGGCGGTTGACACGTACAACACGGCACTGGAGAACAACGGCGCGAACCAGCCGCTTGGCAGTATCTACCAGGCCCCGCTGAGTCTCGGAGTAGTGGGGACAGCGACCAAGGGGATAGGCCAGAACAACTACTTCAAGTACGTTCGCTATAACCCGACCGTCAGCCAGAACTTCCTGACCGGGCCGCAGCTTGTGTACTGGAAGGACAACACCTTCACGACCGTCACCGGACTGGCATCCGAAGCCCTGAGCATCAACCTGATTGCCGGCTGGCTGCTGTTCAACACGACCACTACCCCGCTGGCGAGCGGGCAGACTGCGGCGCAGCAGGCCGCTCTGGTCAATGGCAACTTCGTCTGGATTCAGGTGGGTGGATACTTGCCTGGAGCGTATGTCACGACTGGCACCGCAACTGGCGGCATCATCATCGGTGCATCCAGCACCTTTGGAGCCAACGCGTACATTGCCCCCGGATCGAACATCACGAACGAGGTCGCCGGTATCTTGGTTGCGGCAGCGTCATCGAACCTGGCCGATCTGTACGTCCCGCTCATCGTCTGATCGTGGCGCACGACCGGCTGTGCTGAACCTGTTTGAGGAGAACTCGCAATGGCATTGACAATCACGAAAATCCCGGACATCCGGTACTTCCTCGGCGAGTCGGGTATTATGAACGGATTCACGTTCAAGCCGTCCGCGTCCGACTACGTTCCGGGCGGGTATCCGATCACTGCAGCTCAAGTCGAACTCGGCTACCTCGTGGGCGCGATGTTCCTCGGATCGAACTCCGCCGGTGCAACCTACCTCGCGCAGTTTGTCGAGCCAGCGGCTCTCTTTGGAACGACACCAGCAGTCGGAACGCAGCTGAACCTGAAAGTGGTGGACTCGACCAGCGGCGGCGGAGCATTCACGGAGGTTTCCGCCTCTACCGATCTGAGCGGATGCTCCTGGGCGGCCCTCGTAATCGGCTGGTAAAGCGTCTAAGTTGTAAAGAGCGGAGGGCGCGGCTATGCGTCCTCCGCTTTCGTATCTGAAAGGGCTTCATGCCGATTGTTCCGCAGAACGGAGTTGTGATCGCAAATCAGGTTCTTCCTGATGGGTCACAGCCTTTCGTCAACCAGATGAATCTGGCCGGGATGATCGGGCAGGTTCAGTTTTGGAATAGCGATTTGTCGCAGCCGAAAGTCGTCGCGCTCATCAACAACAGCCTCAGAAAGTGCCTCGACCGCCGCAGTTGGTTTGGGAACTTCGTGAAGGGGCAGTTAGTGGCACCACAAGCCACTACACAGGGTCAGGTGGCGACAACCCTTGGCTCTCCCGTCGTAGTCGGCACGGGCACCGCCTGGACGCAATCTCTCGTCGGCCAGCAGTTCAGGATTGGGTACAATAATCCGATCTATTCGGTCATCGCGGTGAGCGATACGACCACGCCGCAAACTTTGACACTTGAACTTCCGTGGGGCAGCCCATCGGTCACGAGCGGATACTTCATCGTGCAAAATTATTTCAACTTGGGTCCGAACATCAAATACTTAAAGACCCTCGTGAATATGCAACTTGGGTACAAGTTCGATCTTCACGCGACCCAAGACACTCTCAACACGCTCGATCCCTGGAGGCAGAACCAGAACTTCCCCTATATCGCCGCAGGTATGCCAGCGGCGTCGGATGGCTCTTACTTGCAGGAGCTTTACCCTGCCTCATGGATTCAGCAAGCCTTCCCTTTTATGGCGTATGTGCAGCCACCCAACCTCGTCCTCGACACGGATAATTTGCCGCCCTACATCCGCGGCGACATCATCATCAAGGATGTGATCGCGGACGCGCTTGTGATTGGCGGTCCCAAAAACAACCGCTTCTACGACCCACAGGAATCTCGGAACAAGCGCCAAGAGTATGAAGGCGAGTTGCTCCAGATGGCTCGCGCGGACGAAAACCTCTATCGCACCGAGTTTACGAAGTTCGGCGAAGACCTTCCGTATTACAATCCAGGAGGAGCTCTCTACAATGCGTCCCATGCTTATATGGCGAGTGGCAGCGGCGGCGGCGGAGGATACGAACTATGAGCCAGATCTGTGGGCAGTGTAATCTCCCGGTCTTTCGTACACGCTTCAGTGGCGGCAAGTGGCTGGGCGTGGACTGCGGCTGCTCGCGGGAGACGGTCATTGTTGACGCCGATAATCCGTTCCACAACGAGGGATCGCTCACCTTGGAGCATATCTACGACGAGCGCGGCGAGAAAGTTCGCGTGACCAGCAGGCGGCAACTGGAAGAGGCGGAGAGCCGGTTCCACTTCAACCACATTCCGACGAACATGGATCGGTCGAACTGGGACAGGCCAAAGCAGCAGCAGGCGTACACGGTGGGCGACCACTACCAAAGGAAATTTGCGAGGGCATAATGAAAACTGACGGTCTAGGAACCTTTCGGCAGGTCGAGCGCGGCGACCACAAAATCAGCGTCAACTCGAAGGCGATGAATCAGGACAGGTTCATTGACCAATCGCGGCTCTCGAAGCGGTATGGCGAGGAATATGTCCCCTCGGACACGCCCGGCAAGTATGGCGAGTGGGTCCCGAAGGTGGAGACGGCTTCGCCGGCGGACAACGCGAGACTGTCCTGCGACGCAATGAAGCACAAGTCGAGCTTCGTTGACGAGAGCGTTCCGGCAAACGAGAACGGGAATAGCGGATGCTGTCCGTCCCCGTGCTACTACGGTGGCGATGGACCGCTGACGCGGAGACACAGAGGAGACGACAATGATTAGGCCATTCCAGGGAGTTCAGACCGTAGGGGCTGCATCTCAACCTATTTTCGGGACAGCATTGACGGCGGCAGTTACGCCCACGGTTGACCCCTTCACTGGGACGAATCAGCCCGGAACTACTCCTCCGGCGGTCGCGGTAAACGTGACTTCTACGGTCGGAATGCTGGTGGACGATAGCGTTCAGGTCGGCCCCAAAGGGAACTTCACCACCGTCAATCGCGGCAAACTCGATCACGGCGTCATCGCTGCGATCATTTCTGCGACGCAGATGTTGGTGCGCGGACTCTTGCAGGCTCACGCGGCGACGGGCGAGTATGTGGTGCTCGACGAAGTAGCCTCGGCGGTCCACATTATCCCGGTTGGGGCAACCTCTGTCATGTATATTGGAACCGACTCGACGGTGAGCGGAACCGACCTGTTCGTCTTCGACGCGATCGCCGCGGAAGCAGCGTTGACGCAGCCGACGTACTGGCACGATTCTTTGCCGACCGACAATTCGGACTCGTATCAGACCTCGCAATACTGGCTGTCGGGGACGCAGAACAACACGTTCCTCGCGCGCTTTACGCAGGTGTAAATGGCGACGATCAGCACACTTCTGCCGTATCTCTACTCGCGCATAGACGAGTCGGTGGAGAACGGCCCGGTATTCTGGAGCCAAAATGAGGCGACCTCAGCTTTAATGGAAGCGTGTTGTGACCTTCTCTTGCTGGTCGGCAGGCCCGACCTGGTTGTGAGTGTTCCGTTCACAGTGCAGCCTAACACTCCGTACCAGCAGACGCCTGAAGGAATCTTCGCCATCACCAACATTCAGGGCCCAGTGTCCGAAGTTTGGAAGGTGACGCTGCAAGACCTCGACGGCGCGCAAGTAGCGGGACCGGACTGGGAGCAGGACATTGGCGACTCGATTACGACATGGGCTCCGCTCGGATTCACGAAGTTCATTGTGCATCCATCGGTCGCGCAGGCGCAGACAGTGTTGCTCACTGGCATTGCATCGCCAGTGACAGACATGTGGCCGTACAATGGGACGGAAGCAGTGCCGTTCCATGATGAATTTTTCCAGGCCATCGAGAAGTACGCCGCGCACTATCTCCAGTTCAAAGTCGGCGACCAGGACTTCAAGGCTTCGATGGCCGATTACGAATCGTATCTCGCGGACGCGAAGCGCATGACGGCTCTGGAAGACAGGCGCGATCCGTTTATATTCTCTGGTAGCATTGGAAGTCAGATCGTGGCAAATCCAACAAAGACGAGGTGAACCGATGAAAATATCCGACCTGCATGGAAAAGTCGAGAAGTGCTGGTGTACTAATAGCGACCCTGCCAAACCGATGCCGTGCCAGCGCTGCTTCTGCCGCGGCTACGTGGCTGGGTGTCTTCAGTGCAACGCAACCGGCCAGATTGAGGAAGCGGTTGCCGGCGGCGCCAAGGGGACAATGGCAGTGACATGCCCTGGCTGTGGTGGAACAAAGGTGTTCGGCGTCAATAAACCCGCCGACTGGGACATCACTCATCCCGAATCTATACCACAGCCAGACGGCGATTCCACGCCCGTAGAGGCCGCGGCTGACCGTCCTGCGGTTCCGGTCTATCCAGACGCCAAGACTGCGCTCAAGGCCGACCCTGCGGGCTGGCAGACGCCTCCGCTGCGTCCTTCTGGCAATGCGGCGGCATAGGTAGAGGACGGTGAGCAATGGCAGCCATAGGGGTCGGGTACAGGACGGTAGCGGATGTTCTAGCAGAGGTGAGCCTCCATTTGCTCGAACCCATCTGTCAGGCGGTCTGCACGGACTTCGCCGCTGGCCCGATCATCACGGTCTCCAACCAAACTGCGATGTACGATGGAGCTTTGGTTGTGGTTGGCTGGGGACTGAGCACCGCAGAAGTTGTGACCATCACCTCGGTCAACAGCGGCGGAACGATCAATACCTCTGCGCTGGTCAACTCCCATAATCCCGGCGAGACGATTCTTGCGCCGACTTTTCCGAGCCAGGTTCCTGTGGATGAGTTTTTCACCCAAGCCCAAATGCTTGAATGGATCAGCCGAGCGAATAACGAACTCCTCAGTCAAGTTCCGGTTGCCTATCTGGTTTCCTACCAGAACCTCCTCTATGGTCAGGTCTTCCAGAACACGCCATCGAACTGCATCGAGATCAACCGCGTCGCAGCTTCGACGTATTACTGCGCACTCACGTCGCTGACTCGAACGAACGATGAAGTTGTCGCAGTCGCGCAATCCCCGCATGGGCTTGCAAAAGGCTCAACGATCTTCATTCAGAATGCTGCGGCTGGATTCGGCGGAGTCTTCGAGGTGGACACAATCATCTCGCCGACAAGTTTCAGCTATCCGCAGACTGCGGCAGATGGCAGCGCGACGGGCGGAGCGATTCTCTACTTCTCGCGGATTTACGAGACTACACAAGCCGAAATCACGATGACGGATCGGACGTGGAGAAATGACTTCGTGCCGACTCCGGGAGCATGGTTCGAGGACCGTTCCGGGCTCTATCGGTGGGGGGTCAACGGTCGCCCATCGTCGAATTATCCCGTCGAACTTCTGTGCAGCATCCGCGACAGCGACACGCTCACATTACTCGACGGCTTCCTTGTGCCAGACACTTTGGTCTATCTCATCAAACACAAGGTTCTCGCCTACGCACTCGGCTCTGAGAATGAGCAATCTGATCCGGCGAGGGCAGCCTATTGTGAACAAAGATTCCAGCGTGGCGTGGCGGCGATCCGGCGCTACCTCGAAGGCTTCCAGTTGAATCCGCAGGGGCAGAGCAATGGCTAAATCCGGGCAGCCAACGACCCCAATCCTCGGCGGTCAACTCAAACTCTCCGACCTTCAAGAAGAGGGTCTGCCGTTTCTGAATGCGTGGAAGGCGCAGATCGAGAATCAGGTCAACAAACTCTCTGGGGCGACAGGACCGACACAACTTCCCGCTGGCGTGGACGTGAAGGGAAGCACGGTCTCGAACATCGGCGAGCCTCAGTCTCCAACAGATGCAATCAGCAAAGGCCATGCGGAGAAGAATTACTCGGCAGCGGCTCTCGCGCCGAAGTTGGAATCCGGCAGCAGTTCGGCCCTCAAATCCTATCGCCAGTTGAACTCGAAGCAGCAGAGAGAGTCGTACTCCGACTTTCTGGAATCCTGCATGAGCACGGCTCCGACGACGAATACGAGCAGCATTGCGGCGACAGGGCCGGTCGGCGGATCAGCCACGGTCACAATCTCGGCCGGGTCGCACCAATTCGTTTCAGGGAATCAAAATTCCTATGCGCAGCGGTCGGACACGCTTTCGTTGCCCTCTTCGGGCCAATCGGTCTACTACTACTACTTGGAGAAAGGGTCGCAGACTCTTGCTATATCGCCGCCTTACCCGCAAGATTCCCAACAGGCTCGGCTTTCCGTTAACCAAGATGGAGCCGTATTGGTGGCCGTGGCAGCGATAAATTCAAGCGGATTAATTGCGCAACAGTCGGCAGCAGGGACGACAAGTCCGGCGTCCACGGGAAATTTCCGTCTACTTGCGCGACTTTAGACGTTGTGCTAGGGAAGAAACGCGGTTATCCTTTACTTGTTATGGCCTTAGAGATTCTCAAGTCCGACATCGACCGCTCCAGTGGACATATCACGGTGCAGGTGAGAGTTGTCGAAAAACACGCCGATGGACATATTAGCCACGGGCCTCTTGAGACGGTCGGCATCGACCACGCTTCTCTGACAGCGAAGTATCACTGCTCAGAGAATGCGACTCCCTCCGAGGTCGAGGCTTGCCTGACGAAGTGGCTGGCCGAGCACCATGCAGG